TCTTGGTCCAGACTCAGCATCGCACATGCTTCTTAGGATTGGAGCTTTGTTCCATATTGTTTCCATGTATTCAAACAGCACTTTTGATTGTCTGAAAGCAGCACCAACAATAACAATCTTTCTTTCTGGAAGTATCAAGGCTCTTAGTATTGAATAAAGAGATAAAATAAAAGACTTGCCAAAACCTCGGCTAGCGATAAGCATCGGAAATTTACGATTCCACATCTCATGTAAAAATAAAGCTTGAGATGGCAGTATGTTGACGTTCAATATGTGTTTGCATAAAAACGAAAAATACTCTGGCCTTGTCATCAACCACAACAGCCTGTAATGAGAATCGTTTGCAGATCCTATAAATTTCATTGGGTTGAATATTGATTCATCATTGATGTCGTCAAGGTTCAGCCAAGCTTCATTTATAACTTTAATTTTACCATCGTCTTTCATTTCAAACTCCCGATACTCTTCATTTTTCTTGTGTCAAGCACATGGTCTGCAAAACCGTAATAAACTGATTCATTTGCTTCTAAGTACCAATCTCCATCTTTTAATTTTCTCTTTAAGAAATTTCTTACCTTGTCTGTATCTAGATTGGTGTAACTTTCTTTGAAGTATTTACCATAAATACATTTATTGGCGTAGATATCTATCATGATCTCGGCATTGATCTTGTCTAACTTTGCCAAGTTGTGTGCGCTTAGATGATCGCTTGCACAAGCAAAGCTTCCATAATGAAGCATGAAGTGAGCATTTGGGGTCAAAACTCTCTTGTCTGCTGCTTGTAGGATTATGCCGCTCATAGACTCGGCTTGACCATAAGCCACGATGGTGACATAAGACTTAGTCAAAGCTATCGCGTCGTAGATAACCATGCCATCAGACCAATTGCCTCCGATACTGTGCATGTGAACAATTATCGGCTCTTCAGAGATGGTGTCTAAAAGCCTGATGTTCTTATAAAAGTTAACAGCCATTCTGTACTCAACACCGGGATCTTCATCAGTATTAAATACGTGTCCGTGAAGATATATTTCTCTGTTCTTTATGTCTAAACCGTATTGATGTATGTCCGAAATAGTATCTACTAGAATATCCATTTTAATCTTTTCTCCCAGTTGAGTAGTGTTCGTTTACCCTCTTCAAAATACTGTTTACTGCTAACTTTGCGTTTTTCCTGTTGCCGCAAAAAATAACATGTATACCATGATACATTTGAAATTCTATCAGCATTTTTAGTATGTACTTGTTTGTTACTTTCATAGAAGACCATTTTTCTTCAGGGATATCGGATCTATCTGGAAAATCCATTACATCTTCAAGAGAAAATTCTAATATCAGGAATTTAAAAGGAAAGGGTGTCATTCTTTCTATTTCTCTGATGAATCTATGCTTATCTTTTCCAAGATTTATAGCTAGTTCAGAAATCCTGCCTTTTCTTTCTATGCAGATTTTATCTTCAAGACCAACGATGGAATAATCTCCTGTGTCTAGCTTTTTAACAACCATACCTTCACACGAGGTATAGGTTCCGGAAAACTTTTCAAAAGTATATCCATCCTGCTCCCTTGTGTCTTTTATGACCATGTAAGGAGGTGATTTAATTGGCATTTTTTCTTATTATCTCCATAAAAAGAGAGGCGTAGAAATGTTCCTTGTTTTTGATAGAGTCGTGACACGATCTACAAAGCGTTATTCCGTTTTGAGTGTCGAACCTCAAAGACGGAGCACTGGACCATTTATTGATATGATGTGCTTGCAATTTACTTTTACGCTTACAATTTGGCATTTGACACATAAATTTATCTCGTTTGTAGACTCTTGTTCGCCATTCCTTGTAGACTGGATCGTCATAGTTTCTTTTCATCTTTGCACACAACCTTTATTATTCTGATGTCGTTTTCTATGTCTTTTATAAAAATCGCAATCTTGTCAGAAGGCTTTTGTCTCAGCAGAGTTTCAGAAAATTTACAGTAAGCCAAGTAACAAGCTTCGTCTGGATCTGGAGCTTCAACAAAGATCTCTGGATATTCATGATTAAACTCATGCAATCTGAATTGTAAGAGTCTTTGTAAGACAGATGCAAGATTAAAAGTTATTACATAGATTTTCATGGCAATGTATCATGGTCTACCATTAGTTTGACTAAGTCAGCGAATGTATGACTTGGTTTCCAGCCAAGGACATTGAGAGCCTTGCTGGATTCTCCGCACAAATAATCAACTTCTGCTGGTCTATAAAATTCTGGATCTTGAACAACCAATCCAGACCAATCCACTACGCCAACATGCTGAAATGCTACGTCTAGGAACTCACGAATAGTATGAGTCTCGCCGCTGCAGATAACGTAATCATCAGGATAATCCTGCTGAAGCATCAGCCACATCGCTTCCACGTAATCTCCTGCATACCCCCAATCTCTGAATGCTTCTAAGTTGCCCAGACGTAGTTTTGGAAACTTTTCAACGATTGAGCCATCTCCATTGAATGTACGTGGAGATATTTTAAGAATATAGTTTGGATCGGAATCATAATCATTCATCAGACTATCTACATGGTTTTTCCATTTTGCAAATTCTCCAATCCACTTTGTTATTTTTCTGGTGACGAAATCTTCACCTCGTCTTGGACCCTCGTGATTGAAAAGGATTCCAGCGCTGGCATGCATAGAATAAGCTTCACGAAAAAGTCTAACCATATGATGAGCGGCGCATTTTGCTATCGCGTATGGGCTTTGCGGCATGAATTTAGTTTCTTCGTCTTGATATTTTACTTTTAATCCAGACGTTGTGTCAGTATACTCGTCATGATTTTTACCAAACATCTCACTTGAGCTAGCCTGATAAAACCTAGCTTGAGTCATGTCTAAATCAACCAATGTTTGTAAAATATTAAGGCAACCCTTGCCTGTAACATCCCAAGTCAAGGCTGGTTGCTTGAACGAGACTGCTACATGGCTTTGTGCCGCTAAATTATAGACTTCATCTACATCAGCGTGTTTTTTAAAGATATTGCTGACAGAGTGTACATCTGTGATGTCGCCGTGCATCAGCTCGAATCTTTCGTGGCAAATCACATGTTTGATTCTTTTTGTGTTGTCGGTACTTGAGCGTCGTGCAACACCAACAACGTGGTAACCTTTTGACAGCAGTAGGTCTGTCAAGTGACTACCATCTTGTCCTGTTATTCCAAATACAATAGCTTTTTTCATAAGTTGTCCTTTTCCTTTTGCGATTAATCTTTCACGGTTTCTGGTGTCAAGAAAGGTTGATCTACTGTTCCGTCATTGTACTTGTGGTATTGTGCAAGCCTGTCTCGCTCTTTGTACATTGAGAGTCTCATCTTTTCCATGTCGAGGCCGTAAGACCTTGCTACTTCTTGATTGGTTATCAAATATGTCATCCAACCTGTGAAACTAGACTTGCTGTCCTGAAAGCGCTGTACGCGCTGCTCGCGCGTTGCCTTCATATCCTTTAGCATTGAACTCTTTTTTGTTTGAAGCTCTCGGTAGTCCTTGTTGAGCGATTCCTGAGAGGCTTTGAGAGAGGCAACCTGACGTTCCATGTTGAACAGCCCGTCTCTGTCGATTTGATCAGGGTCTCGTTGACGCTCAGCAAAGATCAGGGTTTCTAAAACAGATATTTGTTCTAGGTTTTCTTTGTTGCCCTTCAAAGAGCGGTTCATCAATAATTCTAATTTTATAAGGTCAACAACCTGTAGTTCTTCTGTTGGAATAACATCATCTTGAAATTGAGATATTATTCTTGACCAATGATATTGAAATAGCTTCAATTCATCTTCGGTGAATTGTTGTTTTAACTCAACAAAGTATGGTCTAAATGTAAGGTCATATTTTGCTTGGTCTTCGGTTGAGATAGTGTCGAACCAACTGGGTTTTTCTATTTCGTTTTTTGCAACCTTGCGTTTTATGAAGTCTAGAACGCTATCTGGGTTTCTGTCGAGAGACAGAGCTAATTTTTGATAACCAAAGTCAACGTTTTCTTTTATGAACGTTTCTTCTGGTTTACTGATCCGACCCGTCTTCATGATACCCGTGCTCCTGTAGTATATTTTTAACAATATCAACGACTTCTTCGCGTCGTTGTTTTGATATATAAATATCATTGGCTATTTTAAGATAATCCATGCGAACACTTGCTGGCATGTGCCGATCAACAGCGCCGATCATGTCCTTTAAGTCAAGACCGTCGTATGAATCACCATCAGCATGATCCACAAGCTTGTCTTCATGATCCAACTGGGCTGGCTGAGCTAGTCTTTTTCGTTGTTCATTTGAATTTCCTATAAAGTAATTGTCACGCATAAAGGTTTTTAGTCTGTTTGACAGGTTTACACTCAGAAAATTCTCAAGGGGTCTGCCTTCTTCGTAACGATTGAGGGCTTCGATACAAATAATAAAAGACTCTTGAATGATATCATCTTTTGTGTAACCGTAAAAAACGTATTTGGGGGCTATGCGTTCGCAAACAATGTTTATTTGTTCTACGACCTCTTCTTCCGTCATTCCATTTGGCAATCTCATAGTTCAGTCCAGTCCTTTCCGTTGTACGCTTCGATCTTGTTGTTGTTTTTATTATAGATTATTGTTCCCGTTCGCGGACGAGCGGGTCTTTTTGAAACGGGTTTTAATCTCAATGATGAAAACAGGGGCGAAGTTTCAGTTTCACCATTTGAAATTATTTCCAAAACCTCTTGAACGTCCAATTCTTCGATAAGACCGTCGCGTACACCTATGAATTGGTTTTGCTCCAAAGTGATAACGCCGTCAGATGTCAAGATCGACCGTGAAAATTCCCCTGTGAAAAATAATTTATCTGGAATCAATGGAGTGACCAAGAATCTGTGATGATACTCTGGGTACAATTTGTTTCCGTTTATAATTTTTTCTATATTCAACACGAAAACGTCTTGATCTTTGGACAAAAACCCTATACAATCACATCGTTCCTCAAATCGCCCCTTGAAAAATCGACTCAACGAGAAGAAAAATTTTTCTTGAAGGTCAACAACCGTTGACAAGCATTTTCCAGCTTCAGAAAGTTGCTGAACGTATCGTGCAACTTCGTGATCAAACCCACATTCATCGAGGCAAACGTCGCTGATTTCATAACGATCATTTTTAAACTCAGACAAACAGCAAACGTTATTCTTTATCGTTCGGATTCTCATCGTTTTTTTCCGATTTTAAGGATTCTATAAATTCATTCAGTGAAGCACTGAGGGTTTTTTGTGGGTCTGCTAGGGTTTTTTCCACATCCACTTGCTGTTGTAGTTCAGCGGTTGCTCGGCAACACATTGTGGCTTGGCATGTTTTTGGGGTTTGTTTATCGTTTTGCATGTTTTCTCCTAATTTTTAATTGCGCACACAGTATTATACTCAGTTGTGGCCTTTTTCGCAAAAAGCTTTTTGTTTTTTTACATAAAATGACTATAATACAGCGTGATAATGGCTGTAAAGTATCACAAATTCAGCGAATATTTGTATAAAGTGGTTAAATGGGCTGTAGTCGAAGAGTTTCTTCACGCCACCTAAGTCCTGCTGAAGCGAAGAGTCACATGAGAGTGAACAAGCACTCCGAGGTTGGGCAAAAAATAAATCTGGGCAATGTCTCACCATGACAACCCAGTACCTGTGAAGCAGCGAAAGCTGAAAAAGTACAAGATTTCCATCAGCAAACAAGCCCCAACTGCTTTTCAACACAGCCAAGTACCTGTCTTCACAGGTATAAATGGTCTTGTTGCGCCCTGAGGTTGGGCATCGAGCTGTTTGCACTGTCGCGTTGTGGGTCGATTGCGGGCTTGTGGTGCTGTTCTGAATCGATTTGCTGTTATCTACGTGGATTGGGTAAGACATTACAGAATATTGTCTGAATTGCTTCTGAACCACCCAGCGTTTTTTCCAGCGGAAGTCAGCCAATATTAATGAAGATAAAACACCCACCCCTAGTGCGTCGAGATTGTTAAGATTGTATTGTTAAGATTGTGAAGTCAGCGGTTTTCAACCCGATAAAAAATACTTTCAGAATCTTATTCAAAAACGAGCGTCACAGTATTGCAACAATTCAAATGCGTCGATATAATACGTAGATACAGTGACGAACAAAACATCTCAAGGAAAAGTTATCATGGAAATCAACGGCTTCACATTCAGTTCACGTCTTATCGGTACTTCAGCTTGCTACCACATTGCACGTCGTGGTGACACTGTGTTCACCTCAAAAGACATGAATTATTTGATTCGCAAAGCAAAAAGTTATGGAATTTCACAAATAACAGGTGAAAACTTCTTGAAAACAAAATGAAATTACGATAGTATACTGTCTCACAAGTGTTTCACTCCTCACGAAAGATACCACAATGCGATACGACGACAGAGTTACCAGTGTTGAGCTTTCAGCCCAGTACGAAAATGAACAGGCACTGTTTGCCCTCCTGAACGAGCAGGACGCTCAGGCTGACGCCGATCAGGCGCGCGAATCATACGAGTGTGAATCAGAATATGATGATCGTGAATGGTTGGACAAAAACAACTACTAGGCTTGAAACAGTTTGGGGAATCTGATAAAATCCCCTTCTCACCTTCTCCTTGGATAAAAAAAATGAATCACTACGCTGCACTCAAAGTTGCCATCGCATCAATCGAAGCCATTCTGTCGAATCAGACATTGAGCAAAGATGTTCGCATGGAATTTGAATCAAATAAAAAGAATTTAATTAATCTTCTGCGTTTTCTATAATAGGCAAATTAGGATGAGCCAAATGAACGACCTAGCAATTCAGTTTTGTGAAGAACAAACAACCAAGGGTGATGACTTTGACACCACTATGAATGATCTCGTGCATGGTGGCAATCCAACTGCCGACGCATTCATGGCGTGGATAATCGTACACCAAAAAAATAATCGCATGGAAGCAGATTTGCGACGTGTTGCGAAAAAATCCTGATTTGTACGTTTATCCCTTTGCGTAAAAAATAAAAAAGGGCCCCCCCTTTTTATTTTCTTGATGTGCAACGTTGCATGTAATGTGCGTAAAAATAATTATTCGTGTCCTTTTTGTTTACTGTTGCGTTGACGATTGCCGATATATATGGTATACTTCACATGTCAAGTAACAAACACGAAAAGGAAATGACGATGACGAACACGATCAACCATACTGAATGTTGGAACGAAATCAATATGCAAGATATTGCCGAAAGCTGTGAATTCTGTAAGGTGGTAACACTCAACCCCTTTACTGGTGTAAAAGAAAGTCACATCATGGTGCCTTCACACAAAGTACTCGAAGGCTTGAAAAATGGCGGTTTGAAGCGTTACTCAGAACGTTCACAGATTGTCAGTGTTGACGCCGACGATATCAACCGTCTTTGGTAGTATTCATGATTTTAGGAAAAACCCCAATGAAGACCATTGACAAAGTTTGCATAATTTATTATTATACCATTGGCCCTGTTGTGTTGTTGTGGTTGGCCGGTGTTGTTCATACGATCTTTTTCATGGAATAGTCAAAATGACAAAAAACCAATACTATTACAAAAAATTCAATATGTTCCAGAATGGCCAGATGTCTGTGGATGACTGGAAAAAGTTTTGCTTTTTCTTCATCATCACCGACAAGCGATGGCAAGATGTTGTAAAAAGATTGCGGTGGACATAGTTCGCCGGTCTTGACACAGTTCAGGGAATCTGCTAAAATCCCTTTTTCATCTCTGTCTCTCTGGGAAAAATATCATGGAAAATTTCAATTTTGAAAAAACAATCGGCGGACGTTTGGTTGCTGAACTTCGCAAAGAACTCATGCAAGCCATTTTTGTTCCGAACAGTATGCTTCCTGAAAAGTTTCACGATAAAAGTCGTGGAGGTCGCTCTTTGGCTAGACTTGACGAATTGTGCGCAAAACGTGACGGAGAATATACCGCACACCAAAAGGCAAAAGCCGCAAAAGCTCGAAACATCGAGAGACTGACAAAACAGGCTGAAGCTCTTTCGGTGTACACTAAGGGTGGAGATTTCATCGACCTTAAACACGGCTTTGATTACAGCGAATGCGAAATCGACGAACACGCACTGTACAGAAACGAGTGTGTGATGGTGAACGGTATGGTCAATGGCGGTTTGATAGAAATTGACGATTTGTTAGAAGATTAGGGTTTGTCCTTGCCTATTCAGGCGAATGGCCGCTGCCATCGCCAAGCTTCTCACTCTTTATTTTTGGAAAAACAGATGATTTATACATTATTGTGTACTTGGATTTCCATCGTTGATCTGATTGACTATCTACGATACCCTGAGTATTTCACTTAGGGTTCAGGGTTTACATCTTACGATCATTCAACAACTC